ATTGTCATAAGTATCATTTATTTCAAATTTTATTTTTTCATCATCAAACAAATGACTTTTTTTAATTTTATTCATAAATATTGTAGATGTATATACTAATATATTTGTATTATAGTCTAATTCTCCATAAATTAATAAACTTTCTAAAAGAAGAAAAAAAATATCAACATAATTTTCTTGGTTAAATAAAGAAATAAAAATACAATTCATTATAATATATTAAAAAATAATCTTTAAATAATTCAAGTGTTTAAAAAACAAAAATATATATTTTTGTTTTTTTGTATTTGCATTGATTTACATAAAACTAATTGGAGGTATTATTGGTAAATTATAAATATCAGCTACATTTAATGATAATTGCCTAATATACTCATATTCATCATAAATAATTATTTCAGGAAAATTTATATAAATCTTTTCAATAAAATAATAAGTAATAAATTGAATATGTTCAATTATATAATTATTATTACTATCATTATAATTATTTACTTTACACCAATGTAAACCATTGTAATTTCCGCACATATCATAAATATCAACTGTATTAGGTAAATATTCTGTTAAATTATTTTTGAAAAATCTTGAACCTTTTGTTTTATCTAAATTATAAGTATAATTATCATAATAATAACTATCATAATAACCTCTATTACTTTTTCCTTGTATATTATCATCATTATTTAAAATATTTTCTAAATATTTTTTACTAATTGCAACTAAATTTCTATTATTATGATCATAATTATTATAATTACTTCCAAAACTATGATAATCTTCCCAAATATATGGCAAATTATTATAAATTCGAGAATTAATATTACATATATTTTTATATGAATTTTGATTATAAATTTTACTAGGATTAGGATTATTTATAATAACTTCATTAATTTTAATAAATTCTAAATATAAATTATAGTAATCAAAATTATTAGAATATTTATAATATTCACTTTGAATATTATTTGTATAATTACTAGAAAATTTTATAAGTGGATGATTATTTTTTGCATTTTCAATATGTATATTAAAATCATTTAAACTTTTTGTAAAATATTTTGATTTATTATTATATTCATCATAATAATATTTATCTAAATTGGGTTCTGTATAATCTTCAAATTCTAATTTATCTTTAATAATTTTATAAATTGGATTTCTAATTATATTTTCCTTATAATTTCTATAAATATAATGTGAATATTTGTAAAATTTGTTATTTTCATCATATTTACTATATAAATGTGATGAAATTATATTATTTGTATCTTTAAAATATGTTTCATTTTTATCAAAATAGTTAAATGAAACTTTATAATTATCATAATCAATATCTATTAACTGTTCAAATAATTCTTCATTATTAATTTCTATAAGTTCTTTAAAACAATTTAAATAAGTTTCATTAATATTAACATAACCATCAATATTTGAATATTCTGAAGTTAATTTTATTAATGAATTAAAATTAGGAATATATAATTTAACTAAATTTATTGCTTTTTGTTTCAATTCTTCTTTAATCTCAAGTTCTTTAAGTTGTTTTTCTTTAATCTCAAGTTCTTTAAGTTGTTTTTCTTTAATCTCAAGTTCTTTAAGTTCTTTAAGTTGTTTTTCTTTAATTTCAAGTTCTTTAAGTTCTTTTAAATAGTCAATTGATAATCTAATTTTTTTAATTTCATTTATTTGTGTTTCATCATTATTAACAATAAAATCGCTCATAGTTTCAGTATAATTATATAAATTGCTTATAATTCTTCTAGAATTTGATGAAATAATTTTAACATCATCTTTAATATCATTATTAATATCATTATTAATATTAATAATAATATTATAAATTAATAAAGAAATAATAATAGTAATAAATATATATTTAAATTTAATTGTCTTTTTAATATCAAAATCAAATCTCTTATAGTAAAACATTATTGAATGTTAAATATTAATTTAAAATAAATTAAATCATTTTTTTATATTTTTTTTATAAAAAATGATTTAATTTATTTTTTATAATTGTTCTTGTAATCATATGAAAATGATTAAACCTATTTATAAACTTCTTGATTGGATTGATGAAAATAAATTAAATTTATATCATTTATCTTTAAATAAAAAAGCAATTGATTATCTTAAATTAAATCAAGAGAAAATTAATTGGGATTCTTTATCTTTAAATACAAAAGCAATTGAATTATTAAAAGAAAATCCAGATAAAATTAATTGGGATTATTTATCTGAAAATTCTAATGGAATTGAACTACTTAAATCAAATTTAGATAAAATTAATTGGGAATATTTATCTTTAAATAAAAATTTACAAGCAATTGAATTACTTAAAGAAAATCCAGATAAAATAGATTGGTCTTCTTTATATTCAAATGAAAATGCAGTTAATATTTTTAAAATATATCCAGAGAAAATTAATTGGGTATGGTTATCAAAAAATGAAAATGCGATTGAATTATTAAAAGAGAATTTTGAAGAAATTCATTGGGATAATTTATCAATAAATATTAATGGTATTTCTCTTCTTAAAGAAAATCAAGATAAAATTAATTGGTCTAATTTATGTTTCAATGAAAATGCAATTGAACTCCTTAAATCAAATTTAAATAAAATTAATTGGAGTTGTTTATCTTCAAATAAAAATGCAATTGAACTCCTTAAATCAAATCAAAATAAAATTTGTTGGTCTTCTTTATCTTCAAATAAAAATTTACAAGCAATAGAATTACTTAGAGAAAATTTAGATAAAATTAATTGGACTTATTTATCATTTAATCCTAATGGAATCGAATTACTTAAAGAAAATCAAGATAAAATTGATTGGAAAATTATATCATCTAATCCTTCGATATTTGAATTAGATTATAAACAAATGAGTATTAATATTAAAAATTTTCAAGAAGAATTAATTCAAAAAATAATGAATCCAGATAGAATTAAAAGATTATCAATTATATATGAATTTGATTTTAAAGATTGGTTATTATCAATATAAACAAAAAATAATTATTTTTGTTTTTTATAAAAAATTGATTAAAATTCATTAAAAATAATTATATGAGCAAAAATTACATATATATTAGAACTAATGAATGGTGTGAAATGAAAAATGTTTATAAAGTTGGTATTATTAAATTTATTAAAAATAGAAATGATACTTATATAACAAGTGAAATTATTAGAGGTCATTTTATAAAAATATTTGAATTAAATATTAATGATAATCAATTAAGAATTATTGATAATTTAATTAAATCAAAGTTTAAAAATTATAATATTTATTTTGATGGAGGAACTGAATTTTATAAAAAAGAAATTTCTAATAAAATTGAAGATTTTTTAATTAAATATAACATTAAATTTAAATTAGTTGATGAAAATGAATTATTTAGAAATAAAAGAAAAAAAATAGTTGAATTCATTAATAAAATTATTAATTATAAATTAAAACCTAAAAAACATCAATTAGATATTATTAATATTATTGATGATTATTATCTTAATAATAATATTGGTTATTTAATATGGTGTTGTGGTTTAGGTAAATCATTATTATCTATATTTATAATTAAAAAACTTAATTTTAAAAAAATAATTATTGGTGTTCCTAGTTGTTTTCTTCAAATACAATTTCGAAATGAAATACTTCAAATTTTTCCAAATAAAAATAATATTTTAATTATATCATCAAATATTAATAATATTAAAATTAAGGATTTCATTAATAATACTGATAATAATCAACCACTATTTTTAATTACAACTTATCATTCATGTCATTTATTAATTAATAATGATTTTAAATTTGATTTTAAAATAGGTGATGAATGTCATCATTTAGTAAGTAAAGATAGTGATGATGAAGAAAAAAGAAGGTTTATCTTATTTCATAAAATTAATTCAGAAAAATCTTTATATATGACTGCAACTAAAAAAACAATCTTAAATAAAGAAAATAATGATATTTATTATTGTATGAATGATGAAACAAAATTTGGAAAAATAATTGATGAAAAAAGTTTTAAATGGGCTATTGATAATAAAATAATTACTAATTATAAAATTATTATAATTGAAAATCAATTAAATGAATTATATGAAATTAAAGATAAAATTTCATCATCAAACAAAAATTTATATATATCTGTATATTTAACTTTAAAATCAATTACTATTAATAATAATAATCCATCTCATTTATTAATTTATGTTAATGAAATTCAAGAAGCAGAATTAGCTAAAAATTATATAACAGAAATTTTAAGTTATGGAATTATTGATATTAATAATGATGATTTATATTATAATTCATTACATAGCAAATTAGATAATAAAATAATTCAAGATGATCTTAAACAATTTGAAGATAAAAAATATGGAATTATTATTTGTATTCAATTATTCGGTGAATGTATAAATTGTCCTATTATTAATGGTATAACAATTGCTTGTAATATGATTAGTGAAATTAGAATAGTTCAATATCTATTAAGAGCTAATCGTTTATTTAAAAAAAATCCTGATAAAATTGCTTATTATATTATTCCTTATTTATTAAATGATAATTATTCAAATATTAAACATATTATTAAATAATTGGCTAATGTTGATGATACAATAGAACAAAAAATAATAGTTTCATCTATTATTAGAAGTAATTATTATGATAAATCAAAAATAAATATAGATAAATATGAATTGATAGAAAATTCAGATTTATTATTGAAAATTAAAATGAAATTAAGAAATAGTAAAGATTTAACTTGTAATTTAACAGAAGAAGAAAATGAATATAATTATGTAAAAACAATTAATAAATCTTTAAAAATAAAATCAAGAGATAATTATAATCAACTTAAAGATATACATGAAAATTTTATTGAAAATCCTGATATATATTTCTTAAAAAAAGGCGTTTGGATTAATTGGTGTAATTTTCTTGGATATGATACAACTAAATTTATACAAACAAAACAAAAATGGATTGAATTTTGCAAAGAAAAAGAAATAAAAACATCAGATGATTATAAAAAATTAACTTTAATATATGAAGAACTACCAATAGATCCAGAAGATTTCTATAATAATTTCTCAACTATTTCAAATGAACTTTCTTTTATTATTCCTAAAAATAAAAGAAGATAAATTTGTAATAATTTAAAAATACTATTAATAAAACAAAATATTTTAATTATTAATAGAATTTAGTTTTCTCCAGTTTATGATTGGTATGCAAATTGTTAGGAATCTAAGTATTGTTTTGCTTGCATATATTATACTTTATATTTAGATTATAATCAAATTCATTATATAGATAAAATAAAAAATATTTATTAAAATATTTTGTTTTATAATTTTATTTATGATTTTTAATCATTTCAATTAATTCATCTTTATTTTTATTTGAATATCCTTTAATTCCTAATGATTTACATTGTTCTTTTAATTCTTTAATTGTTTGTGATTTTATTGATTGTATTTCTTGTTCATTTGAAGAATCATTTTCAATTTCTTCTTTTTTATTTTTAATTTCGTAATTATATTCATTAGATTTAATATTTAATATTTCTTGATTTTTAATTGCAGATTTAGATAATTCCTGAAGATATTGATTATAAGTTTCATCTAATTCTTTAATTTCTTTTTGTAATATCTCGACTTCATTAAATAATGGTTGAAGATTATCAATTAATGATTTATCTTTTGGTAATTTTATTTTAATTTCATTTAATTTTGTTTTTGAAGTATGTTTAATTGTTGAACCTTTAAAAGTTTCAATAATTAAATTTTTATTTAATATTAATAAATAATATATATAATATATATTAATATTTTTAGTATTTATTACATATACATCATCATGAGATACTGAAAATTTATTACTAATATGAATAGACATATTACCACCACGACCTAATAAAATATATGTATCTTCAAATTCATAATCATTTCTATATAAAATATTTATTTGACTTGATGTAAAGAATTTATATTTACCAAATTTATATCCATCATTTGCATTATATTTATTTTTTTTAGATATATAATTAATAATATCTCCTAATTTTAATTCATTATATTCATAATTGTCTTGAATATCTTTTATTTTCATTTGAATTTCTTTTTCAATTTCTTTAAATATCTTTTCTTTTTGAAGTTTAAGATTATATGGAATATAAATTTTATTTTCCCAATATTGAAGTAATTCAGGTGTTTCAGGAATAGGTAATTCTAATTCTTCAAATTTATTTTTTGATATCATTGGAATAGTAGAACCAGTAATATAATTATTAATTAAATTTTTAACAATATTAATAATATAATATAAATAAATATTATTATTTTTTGTATTAAATATTAACATATTATTATTACAACCAAATTTTCCATTTACATAATGTAATGCATCTATTATTGTTCCTCTTGTTCCTAATAATAAATATTCGCCAGATATATTTGGATTATTACATTTTTTTACAATATTACTACAACTATAATAATTAAATAAACCGTTTATATCTTCTTTTTGATATTTATATTTATAAAATTCACATATATCTTTAATTTTAACTAATTTAAAACCTTCTCCACATTCAATAGAAACATTATTATAATCTTTTGAATTCAATGAAATAGTATCATTCATAAGTATTTCATCAATTGATACTGAATTTATAAAAACTTCTTCAACATTTTTAATATCTCCTTTATTATGTTTTAATTTAATTATATTATCATCTGTCTCAATAAATTCATCATTTTCATATAAATTAACTTTTAATTCGCTAAAATTAATAAATGATGTCTTTTCTTCTTCTCTTTTAAATATAACAATTGAAGTTTTGGTGCTTGTATTCTCAAATTGATTTGAAGGAACACTAATAATTTCTTTAACATTAAATTGAGTTAATAGAACTTTTCTTAAATCTTTATAGGAACTATCAAAAAATAAACCTTCTTTAAGTACACCTACAGCAGTTCCATTCATTTCTAATAAATCCATAATTAACATTAAAGAACAAGCTTCTTTATCAGTTCCTGTTAATTTATGTTTTTGTGCGAATTTAATAATATCAGGACTACAACTATCAATATTAACACATAATTTTTTATTATTTTCAATTTCTATTTTATTTTCTTTTTTCAATTCATTAGATTGATTTAATAATTTTTTAATTCTTTTAAAATCTTGATTATCTTTAATTTCGCTTAATTCTTTATCATTTTCAATATTTTTAATAATTTTATCTATTTTAAATTTATTTGATTTAATAATATCATTTTTAAATAAATTATTTTTAAATATTTCAATTTGATTATCAATATATTTAATGATCTTTTCTCTTTTTTCTTTTCTTATTGATGTAGCAATTTTATCACCACCATAAGGAGGATTTGTAAGAATTAAATCAAATTTACCATAATCATCTTTAAATTCTTGTTTAAAAGAATTAGTTCTTTTTATATTATTTTTCATATCTGGTATTTCTCCTCCACTTAAACAGAATAACTCTAATGAAGCAGATTTTAAAACATCATCATTTATATCAAAATGATAAATATTATTTATTTGATTACTCCAATCAATTTTAAAATTATTATTTAAATAATTCATATAACCAATAGTAAAACCACCAGAACCACCAAACATATCAATCATTTTAGGAATATCTCCATTAGATTTAATTTCAGGTTTAATTTTATTTAAAATAAATTCAACAATTCTTCTATTTGTAAAATATGCTCCTAACTCTGAAATTGCAGATTGGTCTCTACCAACGAAATATTCATAAATTTTACCTGATAATTGTTCATTAGTTGATTTTTCAATTTCTTTAATAGAATTAATTTCTCTAATTAAATGGTTATATACATCATATTTTAAATCACAAGGGATATTATATCCAATTAATGATTTAATTTTTGGATTTTCATAAATAATATCAAGAATACCATTTTCTTTATGTAAATTTTCAATAATATATATATAATTTTTTGGATGATTCGCTAATTTTAATAAATTAGAAAATTTACAAATTTCATCATTTAATCCTATTTTTTCATTTAATCCATAATCTTCTATTTTCATTAATCCATATAAAAGATTAAATACCTTTAATGATGTTAAACCATATCCAATACCATTATTTCTCATATAATTATGAATTTCATGTATTTTTTCTTTTAAACTATCACTATTAGTTGGCAAATCATTTTCCATAATTCTTAATAATTTATTTTAATTATTTATTAAATCATTTTTTATAATCATAGTAAAATATTAATAAATCTATATAAACTTTATAATTGAATTGATAAAAAATGATTTATTATTAATTATTTTTATTTATATTTAAAATGAATAAACCAATTTATAAACTTCGTGATTGGATTGATAAAAGTAAATTAGATTGGCCTTATTTATCATTAAATCCAAATGCAATTGAATTATTAAAAGAAAATCAAAATAAAATTAATTGGAATATGTTATCAGAAAATAAAAATGCAATAGAGCTTCTTGAAGCAAATAAAGATAAAATAAATTGGGATTATTTATGTTTTAATTCAAATGCAATTGAATTACTTAAAAATAATCAAAATAAAATTAATTGGCATTATTTATCTTCAAATGAAAATGCTATAGAATTACTTGAAAATAATAAAAATAAAATTAATTGGAATTCATTATCTAGAAATCCAAATGGAATTAAATTACTAAAAGAAAATTCTAATAACTTAGAATGGAATTGTTTATCAGAAAATCCAAATGGAATTGAATTACTTAAATTAAATCCAGATAAAATTAATTGGGATTCTTTATCATCAAATTCAAATGGAATAGAATTACTTAAATTAAATCAAAATAAAATAGAATGGAATTGTTTTTCTTCAAATGAAAATGGAATTGAATTACTTGAAAAAAATTTAGATAAAATTAATTGGTTTTATTTATCTATGAATAAAAATGCAATTAAATTATTAAAAAAAAATCAAGATAAAATTAATTGGAGAAGTTTATCTGCAAATCCTTCAATATTTGAATTAGATTATAAACAAATGAGAATTAATATTCAAGAATTA